ATACCAAAGAAGTTATTAGGTGCACCTACTGCTGTACCCCAATCAGACTCAAGTGCAAACTGTGCTGCTACAAGATTTGGATATTTGGCACCTGCCTTTCTTGCCATCGCAGCAATCGCTGCCCACTTCTCCTCCTTTGTTCCTTTAAGATTACCAGTAACTGGAGGTGCCCCTGTGACTCCTTGAGTTGTTGTTGGTGATGGTCTTTGAGGTGTTTCTGTCCCACCACTTGTTACTGGTTGTTGTCCAGCAAAGAAAGCCTCATATAACCATCCTCCTGCATAGTCTCCTGCAACTGATCCCAAAAGTCCACCAATCGCTGTTCCTATTACGGGAACAACAGATCCAGCGACTGCACCAAGAGCACCAAAGATTGCAGAACCCACTGCTCTTAATGCTGCTTTACCTATCGGTTCTTTTAAAATAAAGTAACTAATTAAGAAATTAACTAGGGGACCAATGATTGGAATCTTTTTGAAGATAGGAGATGCTAATTTGAGACCTTTGAGAACTACTCTTGCTGCTCCTTTACCAACAAATCTTGCTATTCCTTTTACTGCTGCCGCTGCTACTGGTCTTGCAACATTTTTTATCAGTGATTTCTGTGCTGCCGCTGCTGCCTCACCAAAACCACCAAATGCCATGGCAGTGATGAGAGTATAGTTAGCAACCTTTTTAAATGATTCAGCGAAGTCCTCTAACTGCTTTACTCCCTCTTGTCCGAATAAATCTTCAACATTTGTTTTAAGACCATCATACATTTTATATGATTCGTCTAGAAAGAATACTAATCCATCAAAGATCTTTCCTCCCCAATCAATAATAAAATCAGTTGCAACTGCTGCCACCTTAAGGAATCCTAATAGTTTGGGTGCATAATCGATTAGACGAGTAGCAAGGTATCCTAATATTATTTTTCCAATAAAGTTTTTAACGTTATCTAAAAAACCTCCTCCAGGTAGTTTGAGAGATTTTTTCTTTAAATCTTTTTCCTTTGGTTTCTTTTCTAGTTTATCCTCTGCTTTAGTTCTTCTCTTTTTTTCCTGTTCTTTTCTTAATTGTGCTTGTTGTTTTTCTTTTCTTTTTATTCTATGTCGGGTCAGAGCATCAACAGTTATGACTTTCTTTTTGACATTCAAAAGACCTTCAGACAATGGAGATTGTCCAACACCTGCTCCAGGTTGAGAAACTTTTGGTTTGAAAGTTGCAGATGAAATTTTTGCCATCTTATCCTATACCCAGAGTCTGAAGTTTGTTTCTTGACCCAGAGGTTGCTGCACTAAAGTTTGGTATGGATGGAGGAGCACTAGAACTATTAGATACCATCTGGGTGTCACCACCTCCTCCCATGTTTACTGGCAAGTAAGATACTGATGATTGTCTTCTTACTGGTTGACCAATAGGTGCTCTCTGGACTTGAGTTCCAGAGACATTCATTTTATTTTGCTTTGCATTAATTGAAATTCTATTGCTCTGATTAGAATCACCGCCAAAGAATTGTTGACTGTTCACCTCAATTGAATTATCACCTTCAATTACCTCTTTTATCATCTCTGGAAGAATCGCTACAATAGATGTTGAACTTGGTTGAGACATCATCTTTGGCATTGCTGGTGCATTTATCATTGCACGCACCCTTTTCTTCTTTTGTAAGATAGGGTCTCTGATGTTTTCTTTATAGTCTCCAACTAATCCACCACCCTTAAGATAAGTCGTAAAAGATTGACTGATTTCAGGTATGTTTGTTCCCCCACTTGCAGAATTCATAGACTCAAGTGTGGATGTTCCATATCTCTGAACAGCTCCCCTACTCATTACAAACTCACCTGGGGTAAGCATAGCAGGAACAGTGTCTTTGTTTGGACCACCACCAGGAACAAGTCCACCTTTATTATACTGCCCAAACCCAAACATATCAGCACTCATAGGAGCACCAGTTGTTCCACCAAAATCTATGGTGTCATCTAATTGAGTTTGCCCTTCCTCTGCGTCTGGGTCATTTGATTTTGTTGTTGCTTGTTGAGATAATCCATATGCAGCACCACCTACAACAGCAGCACCCAAACCAAGTGCTGCACCCAAAGGAGTCATAAAGAACTTTGCAAATTTAGGAATTACTTTCAGAAGTCCTCCCGTTAATCTGACAACAGTTCCTATCAGACCTCTGACAATACCACCAAAACTAGTTCCAAATAAAAGAACAGCAGCAGTAAGAGCAGGCCAGAAGTCTTCAATGAATCTGAATATTGTTTTTATTTTACTCTGATTTTCTTTGTCACCAAACCAATCAACAATTTTCAAAAGAATATTACCAAGTAAAATTTTAGTAATAAAATCTAATACTCTATCAAGAATACCTTTGACTGGTGCAACAATTTTTTCAGTTGCTTTCTTTAATCCTGTAAATGCACCCTCTAGTTTCTTTTCAGATGCATCTCTACTTGATCTCTCTGCACCTCGTCTTGCTAACTCTGCACTCTTATCTTCTAACTTTCTTTCATCACGCAGATGTTGAATAATACTATCAAGTTTTTCTGCTATAGAATTTAAAATACTGACTACACTCTCTCCAGCTTCTGCAACGGGAGACTGTATGAATTTTGCTAGTGCACCTCCACCAGGTGCTTTTACCAGTGCACCACCACGTCCAGATCCAGGCAGTGCTTTTCCTGATGCACCACCTATTGGTGCAGTTTCTTTTTTATCTAATACTTTATTAACAAACTGTTCAAATCCTATCTTATCATTTCTCTTCTTAAATCCTTCTTTCCTTTCATCAGGTGATAACTTCTTTCCATCAAGAGTTCCTTCAGCAGTGAGTTCATCAACATACTGCTGGTATCTTTCTTCACCTAAAAATTTGGAACCGAAGTTACTTGGCATTTTGTTGTTGTTTTAATTGCTCTTCTTCAAGATGCTGTTGCAATAATCCTACATAGATGTCTCTTTCCCACGGCATCATATTTTCAATTTCTGTCAAAGAATATTTATGATACTGCATCAAGGCAAAATTTAATTTAAAATAATTAATGAGATCCATGTGGATCATTGCTACGCGAAAAAAGACGCTAGTCCCTCTAATACAACATCACTCTCGACCTTTGTCTTTGGATTTGTAACCTTGACAGTATGAGAAAGTTTAGGCATTGTCTCAAAGAACTTCTCAATATATTTGAACTGTGAGGAGTTCATTGACTCAAGGAAATCATTTACCTCTTTCTTCGTGCAGTCTGCTGCAATCCAAATGTCATCTTCAGTATAAATTTTATCAATACATGATGCAATTAAATCAAAAGATTGATCCATGGCACTGGCATCACCAAAATCAAAATTGTTTTTGATGAACTGATCCAGAGATGGATACTTCATCTCCATCATAATATTTTTATCAATCTTGATTTGATTATTATGTCCTTCACTCTTTTGAACCTGAATGTCATCAAGGTTAAGAGTTACAGATACTTCAGTCTCTTCATCATCAGGGCAGATAATTTTCACATCAATCTCTTCACCAACTGACTTACCTCTGATGTTAAGGAACAGATACTCAATATCAAAAGTAGGAAGTTGTTCTACTTTGATACCTCTTGTTGTAATACAGTTTTTAATAACTGATTTGATAGCCGTTGTGATTTGTTTTGTATCTTCACTTTCTAAAGCTATTACTAAAACCTTTTCTTCCTTTACAAGGAATGGTCTATAAGTAATCGTTTGTCCAGTCGAAGGCAACTCAAGTTCATATGTAGGAGTCGCAATTTTTGGTAAAGGCATAATATCTTATAAAGATTTCAGTGTGACTATTTATTGTTGTCCTGGAGAGATTTGTTCGCTCACAGGAGTACCTCCAAAATTAATTCCAGGATTAATCAAAAAGTTGGTAGAAGCTTGACCCTGTGCAGTAAAGGCATTTGATGTATCCAAATTAGATAATAGGTCTGGTGTAAGTCCCAAATCAGTATTCAGTCCTGTACTGAAGTTCAAGTCTAAATTACCAGGATACTCATATAATCCAGAACCCCGGTCATTGCCATTGCCATTTCTAATGGGTGGATTAGCTCCATCAACAACATACCTGATGTATGACATACCCACCGTGCATTTCAAAAGGTTAGATGCTTCATAAGTAATGGGCATCGATGTTATAGAAACAGGGAAAGTTCTGATAAATGTATAGTTTAACTCTCCGCCTTTTGTTGGTCTGCCCCCTAGAAAACCAACAAAACCACTGTTACCAAAACTACTTTTTTCAAATTTAGTTATCACCATGCCATTGTCTGACATGTAATCATCAGGGTATTCCATTCTATAGAAGTAATCTTTGTCTGTTGCAGATGGTTTACCATCTTCCTTTACAGTGCTCTGTTGAGAAATAAAGTTCATCCATGTTTCAAAGAATCTAATTGGCATATAGTTCTCTGCATTAACATAGAAAGTTAAATCAATTCTATCATCAAACTGTCTTCTATGTGCATGTCTCTCCGTAACACCAGTGCGATCATTTGTTTGCTCAAGTGTCGCAAGTCTAGAACCAGGCAATGTTGCTTCACAGCACATTAGATTAAGTCTATCTTGATCTAATCTCACACCACTATTTTTCATATACTCAACGGACAATGGTCCACTACTAGGAAGACCAATCCGAACATAGTAAAGGGATGTGAGTGCAGGACTCAACAATTTACTTTTAATTTCTTTAATACCTAGTGCTTGAGGCATTTATAAATACTTTTTGACCTTATATATTATGTATAAGAGAAATGGGAGAAAGTATCAAGAGCAGATATAAACCATCATATCCTGAAAAATATCAAGGTAATCCAAACAATATCATTTGTAGAAGTAGTTGGGAGAGACGTTTTTGTAGATGGTGTGACTCAAATAATAATATTATATCTTGGGCATCTGAAGAGTTTAGTATTCCTTATGTGTCACCCGTGGATAATCGCGTCCATAGATATTATCCAGACTACCTGATTAAAGTAAAAGAGTCAACTGGTAAGGTAAAGACCTATGTGATAGAGGTCAAACCAAAGAAACAAACTGCTCCACCAAAGAGACCAAAGAGGCAAACTAAATCATACCTCTATGAGTGTCAGATGTATGCGGTTAATCAGGCAAAGTGGAAAGCAGCAAAAGAATTTTGTCTAGACAATGGGGTTGAGTTTAAAATCATAACCGAGAATGAACTAGGAATCAAATGAATCGTCTAGAAGGAAACCAAATCAACAACGGCACGAATGATCAGGAAGATATGATGCTGGAGATTATGGATCTCTTGAAGGATACTGTTACACCCATCCCTGATGTAGGAACAATCTGCACTTTTGTTTACAATGCAAAGACTCCTGACATTAGATATGATCAGCACCCGCTAGTTGCTGTGACTGAATTATTTCAATGGGGATTCCGTGGACTTAACTTTCATTGGCAAGAATATAGACAATATACTTGGGAAGAACTTACTGGACAAGTTTACATTGTGCAACAAAATGAACTAGATGATTTACTTGCGATACCATATGCAAAGTTTGTAACTAAATAAATAAAAAACTTACACGACCATGCCATTTGGAGTATTTGGAGCAGGAAGTCCACCGTGCCCAACGGGTTCAATATGTAGCGGTCAAGCTGCGACGCAGGTTGGTGGCACTATACAACAAGTGGAAGAACGAATTCCTGGTACACAGGGTTCGATTAGATTCGTCCCAAAACTTGTTGGTGCGGCAAAAATATATCATGCAACTGTAACAAAACCAACGCAAGGAACAGACAGTAAAATTGATGGCGGAACTACAGAGTTGTATATTATTAAAGATAATAAGTGGCAGTTAGCTGGTACTACAACAGATGGAGGACAGAACTGGGACTTTGATGATGACGTAGCAGGTGCTGGTCTACAAAAAGCAATGCAGGACCCGGCAGCAGCGATCTACAAAAACACCCAAGCTCAAACTGCAAAAGCAGTTGATAATAATGGCATTACAGACTTCACTCAAAAGAAAATACTAGTAAACTCTCTGACCAATGTAGCTCCGGCAGAACCAGCAACAGAGACAAGTGGCACAGATGCTGAACCTGCTGAAAATAAAGGTTATAGTGACAGATTAAAAAGTGGAAATAAAACAATTGGCGATAATCTAAAAGGAACAAGAAGACAGTTTGGAACACATTCTTATCCAAGCACATTGAAGCAGTCAAAACAGGATAAGATACTGTTTAGTATGGTTGAGTATCAACCAAGTGGTCTTACAAATGATAACAAGGATGCTCTTGGTGGAAATGTAAGACCTCAAGATCAGACAACAATTGGAAGAGTATACTTACCAATTCCATCTGGTATTATGGATCAGAATGGTTGTGACTGGTCAGATGGAACTCTGAATGCCATGCAAAGTGCGTTGTCATCAATCGCATTAACAGGAATAAGAGAAAATATGGTGGCTGCTGTAGGAGAACTTCAAGATCAATTGTCAAGAGCAACTGGAAGTGCTGGAGAGGACGTTAAAGATGCAATAGCACATACCATTGCGGGTGATGCAGCAGGTGTTCCAGGTCTTTTGACTAGAGCAACTGGTGCGGTTCTAAATCCTAATTTAGAGTTGCTATTCAGAAAACCAACATTGAGACCTTTCAATTTTGTCTTCAATCTTGCAGCAAGAAATAGTGATGAAGCAGATGAAATCGTAAGAATTATTAGATTCTTCAAGCAAGGCATGTCTCCCATCAGAACTGAATCTAATTTATTCTTGAAGACACCACATACTTTTAAAATTAAATATATTCATGAGGACACTGACTCTCATCCTTTCTTGAATCAATTTAAAGAGTGTGCATTGAAAAGTTTTCAAGTCAACTACACACCAAACGGAAACTATGCAACATTCCGTGATGGTAAAATGGTTTCATATCAAATAACAATGGGATTCCAAGAACTTGAGGCAGTATATAACGATGATTATGGCGATACCGGTGCATTACCATCACAAATAGGTTTCTAAAATGGCAAATCCTTACTTCCGCAATCTACCAGACTTTGAGTATGTAAACACTACCGATGAAGGTAGAAGCATATCTGATTTTGTCACCTTTAAAAACTTATTCAAGAAAGGTAAGTTAAGAGATGATCTTCTACAGGAATCAACTTTCTTTGAAAAGTATACAATAGAAGGTGATGACCGACCAGATAATGTTGCATATAAGATTTATGGAGACTCAACTTTAGATTGGGTGGTGCTGCTATCAAACAATATACTCAACATCTATGATGAGTGGCCACTGAATCAGGATTCTCTTGATGCATATCTACGAGAAAAATATATTGACTTGTCAGACGACCTTGATGATGAGAGTAATGCATTATTCAATATTCATCACTATGAATCTAGAGAAATAAAAGATAGTAAGGGTAACATAATCTTTCCTAAAGGACTACAGGTTGATAACAATCAGAGCGTAACCTACTTTGATTTTGGATTGAATTCACAAATTACTCTAACCAATGTAGCTGAACCTGTCACTAACTATACCTATGAGGAAAGAATAAACAATAGAAAGAGAGATATCTATCTCGTCAAAAGAAAATATCTGAATATTATATTTGATGACCTGGAAGAAATGATGCAATATAAAGAGGGTTCCACCCAGTATGTGAGTGAAACCCTTAAGCGTGGTGATAATATCAGACTATATCAGTAATTAATACTCTCTGTATACATTAGCTTCATCATCGTCTAGTGACATCTCTACTGCTTCTTCAAGAACCCAAGAGTCTTCACTCTCAAGGAACTCTACAACCTTATCAAATAATTCAGGTGGGAAGTCATCAATGAACATTCCCCAAGTTCCTGGATTTTCATCATCACCGTCAGGTTCCCAAGTACAATACTTGATCTCGTTACGGTAAATCTCAAAGAGGAAGTCAAACATATTAGATTGATCTTCCTCGGTCTGACAGTAGATCTTAAGATTGTTTAATCTCATCACTCATCAGCAAGTTTCTGGAAGTAAGACAGAGCATCGTCTTCATCTTCATCCCTAGACACAACTGCAGCAGGAGGCTTGCTTGACTCAAAGTTAGGAGTGAATGAACCGCGATCGGTTTCTTCATTCTCAACCTCCTCATCAAGGCGAGGACGGGAAGGAGACTTCTGACCCAGAACCATTTGCAGACGATTCTGCAGTTGCTCATAAGTCTTGAACTGATCAGCAGCAGTCAGACCAGCAAGGGAATACTCTTTCTTCCAGAGTGCTTCCAGTGCATCGTCATCCTCAAGCAGAGGAGAGACACGATCAAACTCGGACTTGTCATAGTTCCAGTAACCATCCTTACGGACGATCTTCAGTTTGAAGTTAGCACCTTGCCAGAAGTCAAAGGGATTGATAGGAGTCTCATCCTCAAACTCTGGTTGCATTGCTTCCATGATCTTATCAAAGATCTTCTTACCGAACTTGTACAGGAAGACACGACCTTCGTTCTGTGGGTTTGCTTTGTCCTGCACAACATAGATGTTGGCATAGTAGGACAACTTACGCTTTTGCTTACGTGCAATCTCCTTGTCAGACTCAACACCAGAGTTCCAGAGTTGACTGTTGTGTTCTGACACAGGATCCTTCTGACCGATAGTGGTCAGGGAGTTCTCGATGTACCAACCACCAGTGCCTTGGAAGGCATGAGTGTACATCTTTGCCCAA